TTAATAACCATCCGATCCCATCGCGTGGGGCATGGATGGGGCAAACTCACTCAATTTCTGGTTGAGGATGAGTACCTGGTCCTGGTTATTTTCAGCCATCCAGGATCCATATACCCGGTAAACCATTTGAGCGTCGGTATGGCCCATTTGCTTCGCGATGAAGTTTGGGTTTGCACCGGCGGCCAACGACCAGCATGCATACGTGTGTCGGGACTGGTATGCTCTGCGATAGCGAATCCCGGCGCGCCGCATTGCCGCCTCCCACGACTGGTTGATCGACCCCACTGCATAATGATGCCCGGCACGGCCATTACGCGATACGATCTGCGGGTTGAATACGAACGTGCATGGATGCGCATCAGTACGACCGTATTCACGCAATTTCACCTCAACCTGATATTGCTTGCCCAGCCTGGTCATTTCAGTCTGGTTCTTCAATACATCGATGGCTGGCTGAATAAGATTAATGATACGGTCCGTTCCAGCCTCAGTTTTTGGAAGGGTAAACTCCTTCGTCAAAGTATGGTTCCTGCGGATGATCATCGTTCCTGCTTTCAGGTCGATATCTTCCCAGGCCAGCGACACAAGTTCGCCGTGACGCACACCTGTGTACACTGCCAATGACCACATGTTTTTCAGTTGCTGATGAGTGCATGAATTAATGAGTCTGACGAACTCCTCTCGTGTTAGTGGATCTGGTTCAGTACGTGACCGTTTGAGCATGGAAATACCGTTAAACGGATTCGCCTTCACATAACCACTGTCCGCTGCGAAGTTAAACATGCCTGACATGGTTCTCATGTAATTGTTGACAGTTCTGACAGACCGGCCTTTTACTGGTGTCTTCTGTCCTGTCTTCAATACGTGATAACCGGTCAGCAATTCCTTTCTGATAAACAGCAGGTCTTCCTGTGTCACCGCAGATACCAACTTATCACCGCCAATTCTCGGCACCATGTTGCGTGCTATCGATGAATAGCGCGACATCGCGTTGGTGCTGATCTCCATACGCTTCAGTTCAAGCCACTTGTTCGCCAGTTCGAGTACTGTGATCTCCTTGCTCTCCACCCCAAACCTTTTCAGGTTAGGCGAGTCTGGGAATTGCGCTGCATAGTTGAAGTTGCCAGTCTTTATCGAAAAGCACACAGACGCGCGCAGCTCGCCAGCGACTTTTCTGTTTTTTGGTGTATCAGGCACGCCGAGGCTTTCACGCACCCGGCTGCCTTTATAGATGAACCATATGCGGAGCGTACCGCCATGGTTCTCCACGCCTGTTGGGTATGCTGACTTAGCCATTATTCCCTCCTGACGTCCAAGAGCCCGCTAAGCATAAACGTATCTTCATTGGCGCGCACCCGGCTGTTTCTTTGACATGCTCTCAACCCACTGGTCGACAGCCTTGCGGTTGTACATGCATTCGCTGTTTTTCTTCGGCACGCCGTCCGGGGAGACATGCAGATATTCCCGCCCGACCATCCAGCATTTTTTACGGGCCCGCTCGATAGTGCCCGGGCGAAGGCCGGTAATCTCGACGAGCTTTTCTTCGGTTACCCAGTCATTGGGCACGATTAAGGTCATTTCGCTCATGGGTTTCTCCAGGCAAAAAGAAGCCCGGCGCGGGGCCGGGCAAAAGGGATAACGGAGCAGTGCTTTCGCACCCAATAGCCAGCTCATAACTGGCTGTCAGTTGCGTCAATGGAAGCTAATGCAGCCATTGTTCGAGGCCATTTCCATAGCTGACTGCCAGTGCTTGTATTGCTCGAGGAAGCGGTCGCCGATCTCTGCCGCCTTGTCATGGAAGGTTTTAAAATCAGCCAGTAATTTCGTCGCTACAGCTGTTCCAATAAATCCTTCGCAGTCACTGAAGTTGATCAATTCATAGAATGGCCCGCTGTCGGAGTTGAGCGCGCCACCGAAATGGTTAGCTTCTTTTCCATGCCCACTCTCATATTCGCCAACCGGGTAGCCAGCCATTTCTGCAAGCTCGTTACGCCACCAGTAATAGCCGCCATAACCTACGCCGTGACCTGTGCAGTCTTCATATGTGTAAACAGCCCCATCGACCAGCTCATCCGCACGACCCGGGAAGCTTGGGTTTTTCCAAACGTGAAAGTAATACTCTTCTACTACCTCTCCATTGCTGTTATAGACAGCCTCGCCATCATCATTCAGATGAGCGTCCAGGCGCTTAATGTTGCTGTACGCAGTAATGTCTAATCCCATAATCTCTCCTCATGCCGCACGCTGGGCGCGCAGCTTCTTCAGGTGTTCTGCTGTTTCTATTTCTTCGGCGATCCGCTCAGCCTGTGCTTTGGTCAGCGGCTCGAATTCATGCTGAAAGCGACCCATGCTGGCGATGCAGGTGCGGCCGTTTCGGATGTAGTGGATTACTTCGTGGGTAGCGCGGAGGATTTTGCAGGGCGAGCCGTGGAGGTCGGCGTACCAGGTATTAGGCTGGATTATCCTGAACATTGGGCACCACTTTAAATTCGATAACCCACACCCAAGGGTTGGAGTCGAAACTACCAGCGCCATTTGTCTTATCCCACCACGCCTTAAAACCGTGCATTTCTGGATACAGACCAACCGGAACGCCAGCGATCGCATAATGCTCGGCATGGTTGAAGGCTCGTCCAGCTACGGTTTCGCAGTGTTCAAGCATGTCTCCAAGGTCATTCAGTAAGTCCGATTCATTGGCCGTCTGAAGTTTCTCGACCCGGATGCCGGTTATCTCCAGGGTAATTCGACTGGCGGCGCGAGGCATTACTGCGCCAGATTGTGGGCGCGTCCAGTCTCCCCACTCCGGATCACCATCGGCCCAATACCAGAAATCCGGTACTTCATGAGGCACTGCGGGATCGAAGAAGTTAAATGAGTCGAGCCGTGAAAATGACTCTCTGACGTAAATAACATCGCCAACTGCACCGAATGGACATGGATGCCAGTAATCGCACACGTGCTCCGCATCTTCGCTCCATGGCCACATGCTTCCGTCGTCGCGCTCTGCAATTTCAGTAGCCCGAGTCTGACGCCATTTGATAGGGCGCCGAACCTGCGTCATGCTGCCATCAAGCAAGGCGCGCACCTGATACTCATTAAAAATCATTCCGCGCTCTTTCACTGGATCCCCCTCTGCTTATTCTTCAGCTCGATGACGGATTTGCACTCCGCGCATGTCTGGCAGCCGGCAACGGCAGCGCGCCGCGGCTCGGGAATTGGTTCGTCGCATTCTTCACAATGCTCAGCTGATACGGCATTACGGTCGATGCGGTGAGCGGAAAGGGCAGCGTTACGCTGGAGCTCTTCAATCTCTGCTGCTGTGTCGATGATATCCATGATTCACTCCTTAAAGTCTTCACCAGCCTTTTTCCCAGCTTTCCATGCCAGCCAGATAAGCGCTGTTACATCGTCTGAGCGTGCATCTTCTACACACCATCCAGTTTCCTTTTCGTACCAGTCTTTAAATTCCTGTGTCATTTCGTCCATAGTTATTCCTCGAAGAGTCGATTAATGCGGTTGAAGGTGAACGCCAGCAATAAAAAAGGCCGCTTTAGCGACCTGGCGATTATTGATGTCATGCTGCACCGCCTTCATTCTTCTCGGCTTCGGCCGCCATCTGCTCAAGCCGTCGTGAAAGCTCGGCGGCCAGCGTCTGGAATTCCTCCCCGGTAGCCACCGGGATCGGCACAAAGCGAATCCCGATGTGTGCGAGGTGGTTGGCGATTTCGAGGCTTTTCCTCAAATCAACTGGTGATGCTCTGTTCATGCTGCACCGCCAACGTTTCGCAGTCAGATGCAGACGGCGCCATCTTCCGTTTCGTGAATTGAACCGACAAACCAACCATCACCGGCTGGGGGTTCGGGCTGCCACGCTGAGATGTCATAACCGTCCACATCGGGATCGACATCATCCTCATCGCGGTACTCCACTTTCCACTCAAGGCCGTTCTTATCCAACCAGGCGTTAAATTCATCAGGTGAGATAGACTTGCGCCCATCGCAAAATTCATCGTAAAGCGGGTGAGTCCAGTAGCCGTATTGGTCGCGTTCGACGGGTAGGGGTTTAAATTCTGTTGTCATTGTTCGGCTCCAAACCGCCCGTTAAGGCGGCCAGTTTTGACGACGAACTCCAGGAGGCTAACTCCCAGAGCTTCAATTTTCTTGTGATGCTTGTTGATGATGGGAGGCACCGTTTCGTTCCAGTTAGGCTTTGGCTTCTTGCGCATGGCCTGCTGGATTTCCTCGGTGCAGCGGCGGCAGGCGGCGCGAATTGCGTTGTCTGTTTCTGGCGTCATGCGGCCTCCCGGCGGGCGAGAAGTTTCGCCCCGAAAGCCATCAGCTCGTCCCGGTCCACAGTTGCGAAGTGGCAGTGTGTACGCGGATACGGTCGCCAGATGATGAGCATCGACCCTTTGTTATTGCCGCTGACTGGCTTACCGGTGACCGGGTTGATAAATGCCAGCCGCCCGGCGGTGATAAAGCGAATCTCGCTGGCGGTCTGGATTGCCTCCCTAAACCAGCCAACCGAAGTGTCTGCCGGAACCAGCATGACCGTGCCGATCTGATTGGCGCTCTCGGCAGCGGCCTTCTTAACGAACGGCGTGATGTCGCTGTATGGCGGATTCAGCCAGACGTAGCCGGGTACGTTCAGGTAATCAGCCCAGGGAGTCTCCAGTGTATTCTGTTCGGCGGTGATGAACTTCCGGCACAGTGCGTTATGAGGCGCCGCGGCGGCATCCAGCTGGAAGCAGAACTCAGCATCAAGGGAGGCGAAGAGGGCTGGTGGAGTGCGCCAGAGGTCGCGCTGATCCGCTGGGGTATTACTTCCGGTGTAATCGGTCATGATTCCCCCCGCTCCGGATCGTTAACATCCCAGCCATTACGCTCAATATTGGTTTGCAGCCGCTTATCTCCGACCTCTTCGATACTCCGACCGGTCATCTCTGCGACTTCTGCGTTTGTGTGGCGCCACAGGTATGCGATTTCTTCTGCTGTCCATTCAGGCATGACTTTTCCTCCTGACGCTCTGGTCAGAGACTGTAATTTGCTGCGTACGGAGTAGATGGAGCGCCCGGTTGCCGCGGCGACTTCTTCAGGAGTGAAACGGCTGAGAAGGAATAACTCGGCTTTGGTCCAGCGTCTGCCCGTCATTCGAGACGGTAGAGTCACGCCGATACGCGATGCCTGAGTTGTTATGGCGCGTTCCGTGCGCTCAAGCTTTTCTGCAATTACAGATACCGGCATTGTTCCACCTACTTCATGCAGGAACAGGTTTTCCCACGGTTGCCAAAGTTCGCTCATCGCTACCTCCATTGCTCACCGAACGTGAAGCCGATCTCCTCCAGAGCCTCGTCCATCTTCTCGATGAACTCCGGCATCATTTCGTTGAAATCGGTCATGTACTGCGGATCCCGCTCAACGACGACATGGTGAATGCCTTCGCGCTTCATTCGAGGGTCGTAGTTGGCAAAGAACCAGGCGTCTTTCCCGGTTACCCACATGCTGTACTGCACCTGGGCCATGTACGCGGACTTGATTGCTTCGAAACCGCCAAGACGGAATTTCATGAAGTCGCGAGAGGTGAAAGGGCATTTAAGCTCAAGGCCGAACCCGTTACTGCACAGACCGTCAGGGGAGCACGCGGTGCGCATGCTCTCGTCATGGAACAGGATCGGAGACTCCGTGACTTTTACGTCGGTGGTGAACTCGAAGAGGGTTCGAGCGTCTTCCTCGTACTGCTTACCCCAAGCCAGCGCCTTGGCGTTAACCTCTGGCGCGACGCCTGTGCATACCTCGGCAAGCAGCGTGTGGAAGTAGGACATTTTCATGTCTGTCCACTTCTTTCCAGATCTTGGCTTTGCGATGACGTTGTGCACTTCAGAGGCGGTGATAACGCCGAGACGCAGCCGGTGCCATGCCTCGTCGCCTTGCTGGATAGTAGTTACGTCGATACCGGTCCGGGCCAGGATAATTTCTGGTGTCATGCTGCCGCCTTTTGCCTGAGGAACCCGAGAGCCTTAACACCTTCCACTTCTGTTAGGTCGGCTGGCTGCGAGATAGGGCGTTTGAAAATGCGTGAACAGAGAGGGAGAAGATCGGCATCCCATGTCTTATCCAGAGAGACGAGTAGGTCGTTAATCTCTTTCTGAGTGGTTTCGCTAAGCGGCGTTATATCGCGCTCTGGCTGGCGTTCGGCTGAAAAGTTGATACCTTCTTCGCCCTCGGTGTTAACGTGGTCGATGGCGGCATCCAGGCGCCCACGGCGAGGCCAGTATTTTGCTGCCTGCTTCACGACCGTCTTGAGGATCATCTGCTCTTCATCGGTGACCCATGGGCACTTCTTACTGTTGTCAGATTTGTACTTCTTCCACGCTTCAGACCGGTCACGAATGGAGTAGATTGCATCGATGCGCATCGTATGGGTGAGGTAATCACCATCGTCAGTTTTTACCGTTACATACGCGCCTACGATGTCCCCGCGCTGCTCTTCGGTATCGAAGTCGTTGTAGATATGTATCGGCGGCTTATCGATCCCTTCGCGGCGGAATTGGTCGTTTCTGCGAACAATTGCTGACTGACACCACTTAATGGCGCCGGACTGCTGCGCAATGTGCATCAGTCCCATATAACTGATGTCGAGGCAAATAGCCCCTTTACGCGGTACCAGGTAAGCCAGCTTCTGAGCTGGGTTTAGCGAAATGCCGATTGCCGCAACGTTGACGATCGCGTTCTGCGTGCTGGTCTGGTTCTGGAATGCAACTTTGGCGAGGTAGTCGTTGTTCTGAAATAGTTGGATGGCGAACTGGCTTTCCTTCGCCCACACCATCCGCTCGTCAGTGGCCGCTTTAATGAAAAGCGGCTCCTGTTGTTTGACGAAATCAACAAGGGTTAAGCTCATAATCCCTCCTTAGAACGGGCAGCCGGTACGGTGTTCCCAGTCGTATTCCGCCTGGGCGTAAGCAACTGCCGAAATGAAATCGTTGTAGGCCTCGCCAGCTTTGTCGCTGCGAAGTCCTTCGTATGGGCTGGAGTCAATAGGAATCGTAAAGTGGAAGAGGCCGGACGGTTCTTTTGGCATCATGTCGATGATTTGCTGCGCCCGGTCGTCGATCCACTTCTCTTTCTCATCGGTGAGCTGCTGCTCAACCCATCGACTCTCTTCTATGCGGTCGTAAGTGAGTAATGCGTTCATGGTTGCCTCAGTAATGGATTTTCGCGCAGGGGATCAGGTCATCTTTCAGAGCGGTAAGCACTTCGATAGCCTGTTCGCGGGTTAAGCTGGTGTTATTGGTGAGCGCGTTAACGATGTTGGTGCCGACCGTCTTGCGGTGCTTCACGTCAGCTTCACGTTTTGCCTGCTCATCGGCGATGCGCTTCTGCTCAGCCAGGCGGGCTTCTTCTGCCTGCTTTGCCTTCAGCCGCTCGGCTTCAACTGCTGCAGCTTTTTCACGCTCTGCCCGTGCTTCAGCTTCCTGCTTCTCACGTGCCGCACGCTGTTCCGCTTCAATGCGCTGACGTTCAGCCAGCTCTGCACGTGCTTTCTCTTCAGCTTCACGTCGTGCTGCAGCTTCAATCTCTGCTTTATGCTTCGCTTCGGCATCGCGGCGTGCCTGTTCTGCCGCTTCCTGCTTCAGTCGCTCGTCACGTTCACGCTGAGCCTGTTCCGCAAGACGGCGCTCCTCTTCGCGGTCACGGTCAAACGCATCATTCATCAGCAGAGCCATTTCGTGGTCTGCCTCAATTTTCTCGGCGCGTTGGCGGTCAAACTCTTCGTTCATCTCCAGCGCTTCGGCGTGCAGAGCGTTCATGGCTTCTTCTGCCTTGATGCGTTCCTGCTCGGCTTCCCATTCGGTTAGAGGACGGCGCACTTCATCCTTAAGCGCGTCCAGCCGCTCACGCACAATGCGGCGGCTTTCGTCGATCTGCTTCGGCAGAGCTTTAAGCTCAGCAACCAGATCCTTGCCGGCGTTGTCGATGTAGGTTTTGGAACGGGCAACCTTATGCGCCATGGATGCGATAGCGTCGCGGCCTTTGCGGGTCGACACATCCGGTACCAGGCTGCGAGCTTCTTTCTCGATCGCCTCAATAATCGGGTCGAGCTGCTCTTTGGTGGTGAATACCGCCATTGCGTTCTGTTTCTCAATGACGACTAAATCCGTTACTTCGCTCATGGTTTCTCCTGAAATTTGGATGTGCAGATCCCGCCCGCGTAATGCCAGGCCAATCGGTTGAATAGGGTGGTTAGTGACTAAGTCCGTGACCGCGCCCGTCGAGATAAACCTCAACAAGCAGCTCTTTGGTGTAGGTGCGCTCACAGCCGCGGTGAAGGTAGAGTTTGCCGCGGGCATTTGCTGATGCTGTCCAGGTGCCGTCACGATGCTTAACAAGCATTCCTGGCTGGACGGCGCCACGGTTTACTTCCTGCGTTCCATAGTGTTGATGAACCATAAGGCCTCTTTGCCCGTAAGCTGGGCTGCTGAACAGTTAATAATGGGGTTGCGCAATATCTGGCGGTGGATGGCCGCCGGTTGTCATAAATGGGCAGACTCGAAAATCTGCCTATGTATGGCCGATAAAAAACCCGCCGGAGCGGGTCTATTGCTGCGGAGAAAGAGAGTTCATAACGAACTTAGCTTCATTCCATTTTTCAACAGCAGCTTCATGCTGCTTAATTAATGAAGCTACTGAATCGCAGAGTCCGTTATCAATCCAGTGGCGATGCATGTTGCACAGGCGATCATTAAGTCTTACAACCTCACCTTGGGCAGCAATCACAATTGTCCGTGCTTCTTGATATGTCATTCTCTTACCCTCCGTCGTTACCCGCTGATACGGGAGAAATGCTTTAATTCAGCCCAGCCCACTCAGCTTCGAATGGGCTGGAATAAATCTGTTTGCGCTTCGCACCTCTCATCCCGCCAGTGTTGCCCGTTCCCACGCCTTTATCGCTCTCGCGAGGGGGTAGCCTCACACCGACCGGATCGCGCCCGGTGCTACGCCGAATTTGTACGTTGGGGTCTAAACAGGATTACCGAGTGCTGTTCCGACTTTGCATGTTGTTAAAAAGCAGGCGACTTGCTGTCCGCCGCTGGCTAACTTCGCTCAGCTGTCGATGTTTCGTTTCGATGGACTAACAATAGCTAAAGCGATTATTTGAGTCAATCGCCAAAACGATATTAATCATCGATAAAGTGATAATTAATTGAATGTTAAAGCGATATTTTTTTATTTAATGACGAAAAAAGTGATAAGAATTGGCTTTGAAGTTGACGGGAAAGAGATGTGGAGGGTTGGGGGAAACAAAAAACCCGCCGGAGCGGGTTATGCAAATCGTTTGTAGTCGACTGACTGTCTGAGTAGTACCTTGGCCATCACGTAGAACGCGTCCTCGTCTTCTGGTTCAACATACCACTTTTCATAAATTGGGTTATCAGAGATAACTGCCAGGCGGTCACGTTGCATCTGCAAGCGCTTGACGTGCAGTGTCTTGCCAAAGACAAAGACGTATACCCCGTCACCATCAAAATGCGTAACCCCGATATCAACGAAGATCTGATCTCCAGGTGAAATGGTGCCGTCCATACTGTCGCCATTGACTGTAATCACTTTGACGTGCGTAGCTGGCCGGTTACCGAACAAGGCGCGCGCCTGCTCAGTTGTGTATTCGATGGCCCGGATAGTTTCAATGAAATCGCTAGTGACAATAGTTCCAGGTCCAGCGCTGGCTTTAACGTCGAGTACATCCACGCGGTAAATCACATCCAGTGAGGGTTTAACCTGGTATAGCGCAGTCGCCTCTCTTACGCCACTGGAAGCCATTTCTCCTTCACCAGTAGACAACCACTCCGGCCGCACACCTAAAACAGAGGCAATTTCAACTGTTTTACGGGAACCATTCGCTTCCTTGAGTAGCTTATTAACGCTGGACTGAGCCATGCCGACATCTTTGGCTAATCGGCCCTGCGTATATCCAGCATGTTTCATTGCCTGCGCCAGGCGCTCCGAGAATCCCATATTCACCTCTATTAATGACTCCTTTAACTCTATCGCTCAAGCGATTATTTAGCAAAAAATCGCCTACGCGATTGACATTCGCTAAAGTGATAACCATAATCGCTTTAAACTGATAGCTGAGGTGATTATGAAGACCCCAACAGTAGAGAAGAACTCCGCAGTAGAGAAAGCGATCGCCATCGCTGGCAGCCAGAAAGAACTGGCAAAACGTTGCGGTAAAGCCCAGTCCACTATCTGCGACTGGCTTAACGGAAAGAAACGTATTTCCCCGGTTCACGTTCCTGAACTGGTGAAAGCGGTTGGCGGTGAAATCCAGGCTCATGAATTCCGCCCGGACCTGCCGTCTATCTTTCCACACCCTGACAACCATGCCGCTTAACGGCGGCTCTAACCACGAAAGGGAATGCAATGCAGTCACTTGCGTATCAACAAGGTAACAAATTTTCGCCAACGGCGATGATTTACCAGAATCGCCGGGAACCTGATTCCTCAGCGTTAAACATCGATGGGATCCGCGCGGCTGTTCGCGCCTGGGCTGCTGATTGCCACAGCCGTGAATTTGTCGCAGCGCTGATTGTGGAGGAGTGGCGCACCACTGGTGGAACCAGTCTGGATATACCGACTGACTCGCACCGCCAGATGCAGAAAGTGTTTCGCTGGATCGACGGCGACACCGAATACGCCACCAACAACATTCGACAACTAGCACCGGCAATCATGGCCGTTCTGCCGCTGGAGTATCGTCACCGTCTGCTGCCAGAAGATAGCTTCATGTCCCGTTTAGCGCGCCTTGAGAGGGAAACGAGCGAGGCGAAGGTGGCCGTTGCGATGAACGCCCCGCGTCATCAAAAGTTGAAGGAACTGAGTGAGGGGATCGTAGAGATGTTCCGTGTTGACCCGGACCTGACTGCGCCGCTGATGGCCATGGTCACTTCGATGCTGGGGGTTATGTGAGAACAACAGAAATGGCGAAAGCCGGTCTGCGCGAACAGATCCGACTTTCTGGTGCAAATCGTGTGGACTCATTGCAGGAGTAAGTATGTCAAACACCGCCAAAGTTATCAAATTCCCTGCGCAACAACCAGCGCAGCAGGAGAATCGCATGGTCGATCTGGAAAATGGCTATCTTCGCCTTGCTAACCAGATTCAGGATGCCTTGTGTTTCGTAGAGCTTTCGGGGCGTGAGTTCCGCGTGCTGAATGCTATTGTTCGCCTGACGTATGGCTGGTCCAAGAAAGAGGACCGGATCACCAATAGCCTCATTGCAGATAAAACCGGACTGGCCGTTAAGCACGTTTCTGAAGCTGTGCTCAGCCTGGCTTATCGCAACATCATCAAGATGCGAAGAATCGGGCAGACACGTTACATCGGTATCAACACGCTTCTGGATAGCTGGGCTTACACAAAGCCAAAATGTGCAAAGTGCCCGGTCAGTTTCCCGGTCGCTGAAGTTGTAACGCAGGTTATTACCATCCCTGAAATTGGGGATAGCAAAATCACCTCTAAAACCATCCCTGAAAACGGGGATAACCATCCCCAAAAACAGGGAGAGGTATCCCTGAGAACAGGGAACACCAAAGACATTCTTCCAAATACAAATATAAAACCTTATACCCCCTCTAATCCCCCAAGGGGGAAGGGCAAGTTTGATCCGTTCGATATTGAGGTTCCTGGTTGGCTAGACCAGACCGCCTGGCATGAATGGGTTGCCTACCGTAAACAGTCTGGAAAACCCATCAAAACTGAGCTGACCGTCACGAAAGCATTCAAGTTGCTGAAAGAGTGCCTGGAGGCTGGACACAATCCGGTCGACGTGATCAACGCCAGTATTGCCAACGGATATCAGGGGCTATTTAAACCGAAGTTCGTTGTGAAACCAGCCATTAAGCCGGATCTCGACTTCAACAACACTGACTGGGCCTATGAGGTGATGCGATGAAATCTCTTGCAGAGCAGATGCACGATTTCGACCGCGAGCAGATGAGCCGTGTCGCTAATAACCTGCCTGAGCAGTACCAGGAGCGCGCACCGGTTGAGCAGGTGGCTCAGGTATTCAATGGCCTGTTCAACCAACTGCGTGCCGCGTTCCCGGCCAGCATGGCGAACTTCCGCACTCAGGACGACCTGAACGAATTTCGCCGTCAGTGGCTGCTGGCGTTTCAGGAGAACGGGATCCACTCAATGGCGCAAGTCGATGCTGGTATGCGCGTCGCCCGCCGTCAGGAGCGTCCATTCCTTCCGTCTCCGGGTCAGTTCGTCGCCTGGTGCAAACAGAGCGGCGGGGCGCTGGGAATCACCGTTGACCAGGTGATCGCTGAATACTGGGACTGGCGCAACCGTTCTTTCGAATTCACATCCAGCGAGCAATTCCCCTGGTCTCAGCCGGTCATGTATCACATCTGCGTCGAACTGCGCCACCGCAGCACTGAGCGCCAGTTAACGCATGGTGAGCTGGCACGCGAGGCGGGCGATCTGCTGGACATGTGGGAGAAGCGTGTCAGTGAGGGGAAGCCTGTGCCACCAGTACGCCGGGCGATTGCTGCGCCGGCAGAGGACAGAGGGCCAACTCCGATCCAACTGCTGAAGGCTAAGTATAACCGCAACAAGTCGAAAGGGATGGTGTGAGATGGACAGCATAAAACAACGCATCGTCAGCTACGTGAAAGCCAATCAGCCAGTCAGCGTAGCAGACATGATCCGCGATTTGAGTATCGGTCGCTCCCGTTACTACGAAGAAGCAAAAGCGCTGAGAAGACTCGGCATGCTGCGAAGCGTATCCGGCATCGGTGTATTCGCCAGCGAAGCCGATCATCAGACCTGGCTTGAGCACGGAGGCAGGGAAGCAATTTCCCGTCGAGCAATCGAAGCAAATGCTGTTGGCCAGCAGGTCAAAGGTATCGCTAAGGCGCCGGTTGATAAACACGATCCGAAGATGTTCATACCCTACAACCCAGATAAAAACGGAGTGGTTGCAGAGTTCTTGAAAAGCGAAGCGCGTCAGCGCCTGATGATGGTTTACGGGAGAGTAGGGGAATGACAGACAAACTGACGCAGCGTATGCGCAACTATCTCAACACAGCGGTAATTTCAGGGGTGAAGCTGCTGCATCTCACCACGGATGAACTATCAGGCCTGCTGGATGAGCTGGAGAGCAAACAAACTTTCCAGCAGGCATTCTTCCGCCAATCTCTCATGTATGACGTCGTTGCTGAGGCATACGAAGAGGCCAAAGACCAGATCGCTAAGGACGTTGAGATAAAGACCAGGCTATGCCTTGAAAGCAACAGCCTGTTTGACAGGTTACGTGCTGCAGAGAAGCGCATAGCAGAACTGGAGGCGGAAAAAGCGGAATTGCGCCAGGTAGAGCCAGACGGCTGGATAACTGATTGTGATAAATTGGCAAACGAAGGGGTGGCGGCTGCGTATAAAAAATTGTTTCGAGAGTCGCCAATCCCGCAAGATATCCCGTTTTATTTTGCTAAGACGCTCGCCGCCGCCGCTGGCATCGGTAAGGGGGAGTGATGGCTACTTTGACCGATGCAGACTTTGAAGCGCTAAACAGGCTCCCTTCTGGCTGGTTCAGGGCTGAACACCTTCCGTTTAACCGCCCCATGTATCGCTGTGAACGGCTTGAGAAGCGCGGAAAATTGCAGAGTCGAGTGTCAGGCACTTACCCAAATATCTGGCGCGAATACAAAATCATTGATGGGGAGGACTAACCCATGACCACTATTACCAGAGAATTTGCGCAGGACATTATCAAGGGTCACGGCTATGGCGTCGCGCCGTCAGCAGTTGAGGCACTGGCGCGTATCGCGCTGGCGTCGCAGGAGGCTGTGCCTGTGGCCGGCGAGGCTCGATTCAAGGAGGAGCATCATTGGTCGCCATGTACGGCTGCGCATGTTGCAATGGTATTGGAGAATCCTGCTGACTGGCCTAACTATGAGGTGCGGTATCTTTATGCCGCCACGCCAGCGCCTGTAGTGCCAGGTGAGTGGAAGCAGTGGATAGCTGATGCGGTTGAATACCTTGAGGGTGGCTTAGAGGCTGATGGAGAGCTTGAGGCAGAAGGCAGTATTGAGGCTAAAAGACTGCTGTCACGCCGCGCCGCCATGCTGCATGGTGCCGAACCTGCAGCGCTGGCTAACAAGTTGCCAGATGAAAAAGGTGCTTCGCTTCAATTGCGAAATCTCATCCGTCAGCGCCACGCTGAATGGTCAGATAAGACGTTTGGTAATGTTGGTCCGGTTGGCCCGCTTAAACACCTCAGCAAAGAAGCGCTGGAAGCCGCAGCAGAACCTGACGACCTCAGCGAGTGGGCTGATATGCAGTTCCTGTTATGGGACGCCCAGCGCCGCGCCGGTATTTGTGATGGTGAAATAACGGCGGCGATGATTGAAAAACTGGAGATAAACAAGGCGCGCCAATGGCCAGAACCGAAAGAAGGAGAGCCGCGATTACACATAAAAGAGCAGCCAGTAACACAATCACCACTCCTGCATAGCTTTTACATTGCATATTATGAATGGCTAAAAAGCGGCGCTGACGCAGCCAGCTGTATTTTTGACCGTCACTCCGGGCTGTGCGCTAACGCTTACGATTATTTTACCTATATTGGTGCGGATGAATCCGGGCTACTTTACGAGATGCATGATGCGTTTGAGGCCGCAGGTCTGAACCGGGAATTGCCGTTCAATAAAGACAAAGAGAACTACGACCGGGAGAACAGCCGGGGAGAGTGCCACGTAAACCCTACCCGCGTCGAGTGGGTAAAACACCACGCAGCCATGCCTCAGGGTAAAGCCGAAAACAACGAAGGTGAGCCAACCGACGATGAGCGGATTATGGCTATCGAAGGCATATCCGTTGTTAAGCTCCCGCCTGAGTTTTATAGCGGTGTTGGCCGCGTCGTACAGATTGAAAAGGTTATGGCTGCACTTGCTGTCGCCGGCATTGAATACGAAAGACCACAAACCTCGCCGCAAAATATTCCAGAAAATATTCCTCAGTGGATTCCGTGCAGCGAGCGGATACCTGAAACCGACGGAAATTACTAGGGGTGGTGGAGCGAAAGCAAACGGCAAGGGCCTGTGTGGTTCATCAAAAGCGAGCTTCAGGCGCAATTCCAGAGCAGCGAGATAACCCACTGGATGCCACTCCCGGCAGAGCCACAGCAGCCAAGCAAATGCTGGTGTCACACCTGCCGCCCAGTGACGATGACCGATATGCGCTTCGTCGTTTGCCCTGAATGCGGAAACAAGCGCTGCCCGCACGCCAATGACCACAGGAATGATTGCACTGGAAGTAACGAGCCTGGGCAGGTTGGTAGTGCATATCCAGCAGCACCGCAGCAGGGTGATGAAGTTGTGAATTGTCGATAGTAATAGAGTGGGGATGGCTTCTTATCAAGATAGCCATCCTTTTCCAATATTCCTAGCTTATGTTGGTAAAGCCTTCTATGGGTATACAGGCCGCAACAAAAAGCCTGCCAAAATCTGTAAGGGTTATTATGCTGTCTCGCTGAATACCTGTTTGGCGCACGTTATTACCTAAAGGAATTTCGTTCACAACTGGCCATGAGACTAAAGATAGGGATTCTAGGTGCGCGTAGTAAATCTGGAATGATTCTGGATTAGCTAGATTTAATTTAGGAACTGGATACTTAATGTAGCGTTGGTTTACGAATTTGTTTTGATTGTTGAGGTCAAGTTGGTCTGTGAATTCAAGAACGTCTTTGCTTAATTCATATATCAAAATTGCTTCATCAGGAGATAATTGACCAATTATCTGACCAAATGAGGGATGAACCTTGGAGTTATTGTTTTTATCAACTGCATTGATGAGAAGCTCTTCGAACATTTCCCACAATGGATTTTGCGAATCGATAAACTTCATTCTTTCTAAACAAACTGATGTCAACTCAGCAGGTGGCTGGACTTGCTGGTCTTCAGGAACTCGTTTGTTTAAATTTTTTAAAAAGTTTTCGAATCTATCTTGGAAGGTTGCTGCAATTTGCAATGGTGCCAGAACTAAACGAGCAGTCTTTATGACGTCAACACCTATTTTGCTAACTTCAATCATAGGTGAAGATAAAGCATCGTCATATGCCCTCTCTACGACTTTCGAGTTGGCTATTTTATCAATGATTTCCAATTCTTCTTTCATAAAGACCTCGGAACAAAAGTAAGTAAAATCAATGGATTTGCAATGGTGGCATAGATTATTAAAACCATTATGACATTATTGATTTTCTATAATCAACCCGCCATAATCTAACCATCGTCGGCCTGAACACCCGGCGATGGGGTTGCGCTAAACGGGGACGTTTATGCGCACACAAAATCTGAAGTCACTTCTCCAGTCACAGATGCAGAAATGCACCTGCGATTTTTTGCATTCTGCGTTACCTCTCGGAGGTGGCGTATGAAGCAGCAATTCCACCTCGTAAACGACGCCATCAAGCAAAACGCTATCAACTTCATCCGAGAGCTGCCGGTGGACGCCAAGCGCCCGTTAGTTCTCGACATCAAGGAGATGACGCGCACTCTGGATCAGAACCGCAAGATGTGGCCGCTTCTGAAAGACCTCTCTGACCAGGTAACCTGGTTCGGCAAAAAGTACGACTCTGACGACTGGAAAGACCTGATCACCGCGATGGTCGCCAAGGCTAAAAAACAAGAGCAGAGAATGGCTCCTGGTCTGGACGGCGGCGTTGTGATGTTCGGACAGCGTACAAGCAAGATGACCGTTCGGCAGATGGTTGAAGTCATCGAGGCTATCTACTGGTTTGGCACACAACAGGGTGTGAAGTTTAGCGAGAAATCACGCCTCGAAATTGAATGGGCGAAACAGTGGGGTGAGCACCGTGGCTAACCTCATCAATCGCGTCATGAATGGCGGCATTTATAAAGTACCGGCGCACAGCAAGCGCGAGCCGGAACTGAGCCCGTCAGAAATACCCACATTCAAAGATTACACATCTCGTCTGGTTGATCAGAAATGGCTGCGTCTCGCGGCACGGAGGCAGCATGGCTAATTTGTGCAAAGCAGCACGTGGTCGCGAATGCCAGGTGCGTATTCCGGGAGTATGCAACGGCAACCCTGAAACGACTGTACTGGCGCATATTCGCCTGGCTGGTCTGTGCGGTACTGGTATCAAGCCGCCTGACCTGATCGCCACCATCGCATGCAGCAGCTGCCACGACGAGATTGATCGCCGTACCCGTCTGGTAGATGCGGAATATGCAAAGGAGTGCGCGCTGGAAGGCATGGCCCGCACGCAGGTTATCTGGCTGAAAGAGGAACTGGTGAAATTATGAACCAATATCGTATCTCATTGCCATGGCCGCCAAGCAACAACCACTACTACCGGCATAACCGCGGGCGCACGCATATCAGCGCAGAAGGGCAGGCGTACCGCGACAGCGTCGCCAGAATCATCAAAGACTCAATGCTGGATATCGGCCTGACCACGCCAGTGAAAATCCGCATCGAGTGCCATATGCCGGATCGCCGTCGCCGGGACCTGGACAACCTGCAAAAGGCGGCGTTCGACGCGCTGACGAAATCAGGGTTCTGGCTCGATGACCAGCAGGTCGACTACTACAGCGTGAAGAGGATGCCAATCGTCAAAGGCGGCAGGCTCGATCTGACCATCACTGAACTGGAGACAGCATGGAGCAAGAACTGATCGAGATGCTACGCACACGTTGGCAGCGCCTGCGCATCTACAGATGCCCGGGATCTGTATTGGTGGATTACCGCATCCTCCGTAACTTCGTTCGCATTTATCACCTTGCAGGAGCCACACAATGAACAGCCAGCAACTGGAATACGTACGTCAGCAACTCATTGTGGCGACCGCAGATCTGAGCGGGGCGACAAAAGGGCAACTGGTAGCTTTCGCAGAGAACGCGCAATTCACCGCTACGGCGCGCAGCCGGGGCCGAAAGAAAATCTATAACGCGCAGAAAAAACGCATGGTTAACCCCGACGGCCCGCCGATGAACGGTAGCCAGTCACGCGCTAAGGGCTCATCCATTGCGCTAGTGTACCCTGTGGAGTTCGTGACAGCATCGTGGCGCCGAGCTGTTCTGTCGCTGGAGGACCACCAGAAAGCGTGGCTGCTGTGTAACTACAGCGAGAATATCCGCTTCGAATATCAGGTAGCGATAACACAGTGGGCGTGGGCAGAGTTCCGGGATCATCTCGGCATGAAGAAGGTGGCGGGAAAGACGATGGAAAGGCTGAAGAAACTTATCTGGCTGGCGGCGCAGGACGTCAAAGCGGAGCTGTCGGGGCGTGAAACGTACGAATACCAGGCGCTGGCAGAACTGGTTGGCGTGGCGAAATCCACCTGGACGGAAACGTATCTGCCTCACTGGCTGGCAATGCGTGACACCTTTAAGCGACTTGATAGTGGTGCGCTAATCTCAGTAACGCGATCACGTTCACAACAAAAGACGACAAATTTAGATGTAAGTCTTGCAAAACCGAACTGAAACGCATATATTTTATGTAAATCTGATATCGTCGCCATAGCCTCGTAGGTCGACAAAGAATTAAGAGCCTCGCCATCGTGCGGGGCTTTTGCATTTAGATGGTATATTTGTAGAGTGCCAAAATTACAGGGGGTAATATGGGCTTCTACTATGTGTACCAATACAAGCCGAAAAGCATGCCAACAGGTAAGCATTTGAATGTGTCAGATGAATTTTTATGTCGAGATAAGGCGAAAATAGCAAGATCGAAACATATGATTGATGACCCGGATTGTGTCTTCTCAGAAATTATTGAGGCAAATACAGAAAAAGAAGTGCTTCAAAAAGTCTCAATCGGTTCGCTTAATCGGCTTTGATCCACTTCATCTGACAATAATAGTTTTACTTCCTTAAGGTCGCTTCGGCGGCCTTTTTCTATTTCAGGCCCCGGGAACCATCATCGACATGCCTCGTTGTTAAATCCAGCCCGAGGGCCTGACCCTACAACACACAGCTCCCGCATTTACCGCGAGGAGAGAGACTATGAAGATGGACGAAAGATACAGCAACGCGACATACGGCAGCGCTGGTCTTGCGGCTTTCTTTGCCAGCCTGTCATTGCAGGACTGGGGCTTCATCATTGGCGTCGCGTTCAGCATTGTCCTCGGCGTCCTGACGTACAGGCTCAATAAGCGTGAGCAAATGAAGCGCACGAAGATACTGCAGGACATTCTGAACAAGACCGATTCAAGCAACCCATCTGCTACCGCTAAAGTACTCGCCGATCTCGGGCAGAAAGCGCCGAAGGAAATCTGATGAACAGCACCTTGCGGAATAAAATTGCTGCCTCCATCGGTGGTGGCGCGATTGCAATCGCAACTGTTATGCTTTCTGGCAAGGATGGTCTTGAAGGTCGCGAGTATGTGGCCTACCGAGATGTTGTCGGAGTGCTGACTGTCTGTGATGGCCACACCGGATCCGACATCATCCCCGGAAAGCGATATACCGATAAAGAATGCGATGCGTTAACCCAGAAAGATTTAACGCGAATTGCCGCACAGGTTGATCCGCACATCAAAGTGCCGACTACTGAAACTCAACGAGCAGCGATTTACTCTTTCGCGTACAACGTTGGCGCTTCTGCCGCCATCAACTCAACACTGCTGAAAAAACTCAATGCCAAAGAATACGCAGCGGCATGCGCAGAATTAAATCGTTGGGTGTATGCCGGTGGTAAGAAGTGGAAAGGCCTGATGAACCGGCGCGACGTTGAATATGAGGTTTGTACCTGGAGTCAGAAATGAGCAGGTTAACCGCAATCATCATCGCTGTGGTTGTCTGTATCATCGTGTCGCTGGGCTGGGCGGTGAATCACTACCGCAGCAACGCCATCACCTATAAAGACCAGCGCGATAAAGCCACTGAGAAACTCAACCTGGCGAACGCCACCATCAAAGACATGCAGACCAGGCAGCGCGATGTCGCTGCGCTGGATGCCAAATACACGAAGGAGTTGGCAGATGCGAAAGCTGAAAATGATGCTCTGCAGCGCAAGCTTGATAATGGTGGTAGGGTGCTCGTCAAAGGCAAGTGTCCAGTGTCATCCTCAACCGAAACCTCCGGCACCTCCAGCATGGGCAATGAAGCCGCCATCGAACTCTCTCCAGTTGCTGGACGAAACGTTCTCGGTATCCGGGATGGAATAATCAGTGATCAGACAGCATTAAGGGCGTTGCAGGAGTACATCAGCACTCAGTGCTTAAAGTGACGTTTGCAATATTCGAACGCTGATTTCGCAAAAAACACAAATAATGCCCATAGGAAATTTACTGTAATTGAAATGAGAATCTGCTCAACCATAAAGCCTCCTTGATTCTTTTGTTAGCTACAGGGGTGCACATTCGTCACCCCATCCCTGCTCACTAACCCTTAGTGAAGCTAATAGAGATTCATTACAGGTATCTCAAAACACTTCCAGGCGCTTCGCACGCGCATATAACCAACGTCGAACCGAACCCTTTGAAATGAGCCTTTGAGGAAGTCAGTTAGTGCTGGCGAGCCTCGACGGGCTGATTTCCTGTGCGGCAAAGGTTCATTTCAAAGTAAGGTACACGCTATGAATAATCCGTCAGTTATTCCGGCCTTCGACTTCCGCGAAATGGTCACAACACTCGACAACAAGATAATCACCACATCGCTAAAGGTGGCTAACTATTTTGGTAAACGACACAAAGACGTATTGCGAGCCATCAGAAACCTTAAATGCTCCGATGATTTTACCCAGCGCAATTTTGCGCCCATTGATTTCATTGATAAAAATGGCGATGTTCAGCCGATGTATAACATCACCCGCGATGGATGCATGATGCTCGTGATGGGATTCACTGGCAAAACCGCCGCCGCAGTTAAGGAGTGTTACATCAATGCCTTTAACTGGATGGCTGAGCAACTTAGCAGAAGAGTTGCCATGGGCGAAGAAATGCAGCACCGCTACGCCATCAAAGAAACACGCTCAAAGCTGAAGGGCACGATCGGCAGCCGGTTGATGAACGAGCGGAAGAAAGAGAAGCGCGTTCTGCAGCTCGAGCATGAGCACATCATGCAGGTAACCCAGCCCGAGCTACTGATCAACTGAAGGGGGCATTACAAAGCCTATCTGCGGGTGGGCTTGATAATGGTTTATTGGGACAAATCCTAAGTGTATTCTATGGCTTCCACTAATGAAAAGGAGGTCCGTATGTCAATTTTAATTCCGCTTTTTAAAATCATCGAAACCACTGATGCTGCCGGAAGAAAAGTTTTAATCCAGGCTATTAACACCTCTTCGACTGACTGTATTCATGGCGTCACTATTGGCCAAAACGGAAATGAAAACACCACCAATTGGGACTTAAATGGCACCGCGAGAGATAGACCAAGTGATTGCAACATTGATTTAAGAAGAGAAGAGTTAATGTATCTGAAAGAGACGGCACTAAAGATGCTTCCAGATGAAATTAAGAAGTTTATCTAGTCGATAGAAACCGCCTCATGGCGGTTTTTTGTTGCCATCACCATGTGTAGGCTCATCGTAGTGGGAATATCCCCTACGGAGGATAATTATCCAAATATCCCCACAAGCGGATAAAGAGGCGTTCATGGCCGGCACCTACAAAATCACTATTACCACCACTTCGAAAGAAACCTTCACTAGTCTGATGAAGCGGAGCCAGCCTGAAATCGTTAATGGGTTCGTAGCACTGGCGACCGACACAGGTGAACGGCGTTACTTCCGACCGGATAGCGTAGAGCAGTTCCACTTTGTTCCTGTGGATGAAGACAAAGCTTAAGGGTATATTTATGGCCTTGAGCTTAATTGCTCTGCTTCAAAGTGAGACCTCATTGAAAACATTGCATATAACATAATCAATTTATCCCGAAGCAGTGTTTCTGACTCATTAAATCGAACAACTCTAGTTTCACCATCGTAGACACCAAGGCGGAAATCTCTTATGGGCACTAGTTCAGAAGGGTAGTTCTGCTGCATTATTCCGACAAGAGAATCAATTTCACTGATTGTTATTTCTGAGTTGTCTATCTGATGCGATCTTTTGTTTCGGAAATTATTGAACTTTTTAACGAATTTAACGAGCTCTCGACTCATTCCGAAATTCATGGCTAGCTGAGCTTTGGCCGCAAAGTCAAGACTAAGATTCTCGCCAAAACCAGAAAAAAAGTTTCTGTTGTTAGTAGAGCAAATTAACCATGCCTCTAAAGTTTGCTCAATCAGTAAATGAGCCCTCAGATAAACTCCAATGTCATCCTGAGACTTTATCAAGGAAACAATCTTTTCATTTTGGCCACTCTGCGTGGTCAGGGTTCTGTAATGTGGTAAGTCAAACATATCTATCCCAAAGGTAATTTATGGCACTCACCGACAAACAAGAAATGTTCTGTCGCGAGTACCTCATCGATTTAAACGCCACGCAAGCGGCTATTCGGGCGGGGTACAGCGTCAAGACCGCGAACCGCATTGCCGCCAGACTGCTGTCAAAAGTTGACATCCATAACAGAATCACCGAACTCAAATCTAAGCGCAACGAGGATGTATCTATCAATGCGCAGTATGTCCTTAATCGTCTTGTAGAAATAGACCAGATGGACGTGCTCGACATCCTGACCTGCACCGGAGAACTTAAACCTGTGGCTGAATGGCCCAAGGTATGGCGCACGACGCTATCCGGTTTGGATGTAGTTGAGATGTCAGCCGAAGGAAATACATCTGCGCTGCTCAAGAAAATCAAGTGGCCTGACAAGGTGAAGAACCTCGAGCTGATTGGTAAGCACATCAGCGTTCAGGCATTCAAAGAGCAGGTCGAGCAGAAGGTTACGGCGACCCACAGCATTATGCCCGTGCCGTCATGCGACAACGTGGATGACTGGGAAGCGGCAGCGCAGAAACAGCAGAACGAGGTTCTTGGTGGATGAATTACAAAGCCGTCTGGAAACCTTTGCCGGGATCGCAATCGCTCTCCCTGAGTTGCCCGTGCAACGAAATCCTCTACGAGGGAACGCGCGGGCCCGGTAAAACTGCCGCGCAGCTGGCGCGCTTTCGTCGCTTGGTTGGTCTGGGCTATGGTTCATTCTGGCGCGGTGTCATTTTTGACACTGAGTATAAGAACCTGGCAGACATCATCACGCAGTCTAAGCGTATGTATAACCTGTTCGGCGACGGGGCAAATTTTCTTCGGTCTGCGAGTGAATTGCGATGGGTGTGGCCTACTGGTGAAGAACTGCTGTTCCGGTTCGGAAGTGAAGCTGATGATTACTGGAACTTCCACGGACAGGAATTTCCGTTTATCGGCTTTAACGAGCTGACCAAACAACCTAACTCAGATTTCTACGAAGCAATGTTTTCGTGTCGCCGCTCATCGTTCCGGCCTGAAGACTATCCGCGAAAAGATGGATCGTTGCTAAAACCGATCCCACTCGAAGTATTCAGCACGACAAACCCATTTGGCATCGGTCATACCTGGGTAAAAAAACGATTTATCGAACCGGCACCGCGCGGAACTGTGCAGCGTCACAAACAATTAGTGTTCAACCCTCAAACCGAGCGGGAAGAAGAGATCACGTTAACCCGCGTCGCGATACACGGTTCTTTCAAAGAGAACCCGTATCTGGATCCGCAGTACATCGCAACGCTGATGTCCATCAAAGACCCGAACCGCCGCAAGGCGTGGGTAAAAGGTTCATGGGATGTGACCAGCGGCGGACGCTTTGACCATCTATGGAATGAGGCGCTTCACGTCATTAAGCCGTTCCGCATACCGGATAGCTGGACCGTTGACCGTTCCCATGACTGGGGGGAGTCGAAACCATTCTCTAATCTCTGGTGGGCTCGCACGGATGGCACTGTCGCGACGCTGCCGGATGGGCGTCAATTCTGCCCGCCCGCCGGGTCTCTGATTCTGATTGGCGAGTGGTACGGTTGCCCGCCTGACGAACTGAATAAAGGGCTGAACATGTCATCTACCAACGTCGCAAAAGGCGTTGCGTGGATTGATAAGAGGCTAACAGGCCAGGAAGTTGACGAACCTGACGAGATAAAACTCGATGGCGTCACTCAAGGACAACTCAACATTATGCCAGGTCTCTGCAAAAAGGTTGTTCCCGGCCCGGCCGACAGCGCGATCTACAACACTGGCGATGATGAACTTTCAATCGCTCAGAAAATGGAAGTGCAGGGCGTTAAATGGGTTGAGGCCAACAAAAAGCCAGGCTCTCGTGTTAATGGCGCCGCATTGTTTGCCGACATGCTGGAGGCGGTTGTCGAAGGTAAAAAACTGGAATCCGGGATACCAGAAAAACCCGCGTTTTATGTTTTTGATTACTGCCGTGGCTGGATAAGCCGTATTCCTGTACTCGTCCGCGACAGCAAAAATCCTGATGACGTTGACACGCAGCAGGAAGATCACGACTGGGACGGAACTCGTTATGAAGTTCTGCATTCACCGCCGAAGAAAGTCGGCAAAGTCACCAAACTTCGGATGTAAACCATGCCAGATATTTCGACACCCAACCTCGACTATAACGACATGGTTGAGGCGTGGGACATTAACGATGCATTGATGGGCGGCACGCTGGAAATGCGCCGGCAGGGCGAAGCCTACCTACCTCGCTGGCCGCGCGAGGATAAAGAGGACTATAAGAAACGCCTGTCTGTTGCGACGCTGCTCCCGGCCTACGAAGAAAGCATTAAGCAAAATACTGGGCGCGTATTTGCTGAGCCAACAGTATTAAGCGAAAAAACGCCGGAAAAAATCAAAGATTATGCCGAAAACATCGATATGGAAGGCAGCCGCCTTGATGTCTGGGCGCAGCAATTCTTCAGCCTGGCGTTTCAGTATGGTCTCGCACATGCACTGGTGGATTACCCGCGCACCAACGCCGAAGAAATCCGCACAAAAGCTGACGAGCAAGCTGCTGGTGGTCGACCGTATGTAACGATGCTTAATCCTCGGCAGGTGATCGGCTGGAAATCAAAGGTTGTCAGCGGAAAAGTTGTGCTCACAGAATTGCGCGTAAAAGAAGTCATTGTCGTGGATGGTGACGACTTCGGGCAAACCAAAGTTGAGCAGATCCGCCACATCATGCCGCGTAAAGTGGAAATCTGGCGCCGTAACAAAGGTGATGGTGGGGAATCCACCTGGACTCTTTATGAAGAGTGGGAAACCAGCCGCGACGACATTACCCTTGTAACGCTTTACACCAAAAAAACCGGGTTTATGCGAGGTTCTCCGCCACTGCTGAATCTGGCATTGCTGAACATCAAGCACTGGCAAAGCCAGAGTGAGCAGGACAACATTCTTCATGTTGTGCGTGTGCCGCTTCTGTCTGTTTTTGGCCTGGAAGACGATCAGGAACTGGTCATTGGCTCATCCAGCGCTACTAAATTCAGCGACCGCGCTAAGCAGGGTATGGAATACACCGAGCACACCGGCGCCGCCATTGAATCCGGCAAAACATCGCTGGATGATCTGGAAAATCAGATGCGCCAGGCGGGTGCGAAACTGCTGCGCGCAGAAAACACATCAACAAAATCTGACGACCAGACGCATGAAGAGCATATGCAGGAAAACTCGCCGCTGTACACCATGGCGAGTTCGCTGGAGGATGCGCTCGATAACATTCTGCAAATCATGGCCGAATGGATTGATCTGCCTGATGGCGGCAATGTTGATGTGCGCACAGAGCTGGATGTTACGGCTCAGACGTTCGATTCATCTGCAGCTATGGCCGTTCAGTCTCTGCGACAGGGGGGCGACATTCGCCAGGTTGATGCCGTGCGCGTGCTCCAGGCGCTTAAATTCATCGATCCTGACGCGAAACCGGAAGAGGTTATCGACGAGCTGAAAAACCAGCAGGTAACGCTGATGGGCGGAAACAATGGCGACGGTTAACGAGCAACTGCGTGACGAGTCCATAGCGCACGCTATTTGGATTAGTCGTTACAGTACCGGCGTTGCCAACAGGATGGTGAAGCTGCTAAACGAAAGTGATGTTGAGCTGACAGCGCGCCTGCTGGTGGCGATGGATGGTATAGAGCCGAATAGCTTTACGGTCACACGTCTTGAAGCGCTGCTGGCGAGCGTGCGGGAGATTAACCGTACGGCGATAAACGGCATGTTTTCCAGCCTGTCGACCGAACTGAATGACCTGGCGCAACATGAGGCGGGGTATCAGTTGAGTCTCTTTGACGCGTTGTTGCCAGAGTTCGTGACCGACGTTCATCCGCTGGTGGGTATCTCTCCTGATGCGGTTTACGCTGCGGCAATGGCGCAGCCATTTCAGGGACGACTGCTCAGTGAATGGGCGTCAAACCTCGAAGCGGATCGCCTCAACCGCATCAGTAACGCTGTGCGACAGGGCTTTTTGCTGGGAGATACAAACGAGCAGATAGCGCACAAGGTGCGCGGTCACGCTAATCGTGGCTATCAGGATGGCGCGTTACAGATGAGTCGAGCCAATGCCGCCAGTATCGCGAAAACGGCGGTGGGGCATCTTGCGGCGACGGCGCGTAACAGCTTTGCTGACGCCAATAACGACCTGATGAAGGGTAAGCAGTGGCTTTCCACCCTGGACAACCGAACGACGCAGATGTGCAGGATTCGCGACCGCCTTAAGTACACGCTGGATAACACGCCGATTGGGCATAAAGTTCCGTATTTGCAGGGACCTGGAAAAATTCATTTCTGCTGCCGTTCCACTGAAACATTCATCCTCAAATCGGCGAAAGAGTTGGGTATCGATGTTCGCGATATCCCGCCAGCGGAACGCGCCAGCATGGATGGTGTTGTGCCCGGCGATACCAACTATCAGGAATGGTTCTCGCGCCAGTCGTTCGATCGCCAGAAGCAAATCGTTGGCGAGAAGCGCGCCCGGTTGATTCGTGATGGTGGCATGTCTCCTGATGAGTTCTACACCGATAAAGGTGAATGGCTGACGCTGGCGCAGTTGCGTGAACGTGACGCGCAGGCGTTCAGGGATGCAGGGCTTTAATCTTCAATAAATCACAACAGGCTGCCTCCGGGCGGCCTTTTTTATAGCCGCAATCCGGATGGTGAGCGGTGCAACGGTCGGATGACCAAATCAAAGGTAACAACATGAAACTGAAGACAGTTGAAGTAAATGGTAAGCACTACGCAGAAGTCGATGCTAATGGTCTGCCGGTTTACGTGCATGACGACGGGAAAGAAATTGGCTTCGATGCCGCTCAGGCTGTCAGCAAAATCTCGGCGCTGAATGGCGAGGCTAAATCCCATCGCGAAGCCAAAGAAGCCGTTGAAACGAAACTTGCGGCTTTTTCCGGTATTGAAGACCCCAAAAAGGCGCTCGAAGCAATCGAGACGATGACCAAAATCGACCAGAAAAAACTGATCGATGCTGGCGCTGTTGACCAGGTGAAAGCCGAAATCACCAAATCATTCCAGGCGCAACTGGATGAGGCCAACAATAAAAACAAAACGCTGGAAGGCCAACTGTACGACTCGATGATCGGTGGTAGTTTTACCGGCTCCAAATTTATCACCGATAAAATCGCCATCCCTGCCGATCTGCTTCAGGCCCGATTCGGCCAGTCGTTTAAAGTCGAAGAAGGCAAAGTTGTCGCCTATGACGGTACCGGCAACAAAATTTATTCCCGCTCTAAACCGGGCGAACTGGCCTCATTCGATGAAGCGCTGGAGTTCCTGGTAGAACAGTACCCGCAAAAAGACCACATTCTTAAGGCCAGCGGCAACAGCGGCGGTGACTCCCGCACTACGCAACATCAGGCCGGACAGAAAACCATGAAACGCTCAGCATTCGATTCTCTGGATCAGACCGGGAAACAGACGGCCCTCAAAGACGGTATCACCATCGTCGACTAACTGCATTTGCCAGCTTCCGGATGGTGGCTGGCGCCAGAGCTGGATAGCTCAACCAACCCAAATCTATCTCTAAGGAAAAATGAATCATGTCGAATACACTGACCGGGTTGATCCCGACTATCTATACCGCTCTGGATATCGTTTCTCGTGAGCAGGTGGGGTTTATTCCTGCAGTCGCGCGTAACACCAAAGCAGACGCAGCAGCGAAAGACCAGACCGTTACTGCGCCGGTTGCTCCGGTCGCGGTCACCGAGGACATCGTGCCGGGGCCGTCTGCGCCGAATACCGGCGATCAGAATATCGGCACCGTCGATGTCAAAATCACCAAATCCAAAATGGCCCCGGTCAAATGGAACGGTGAAGAGCAACTGGCGCTCGGTCCAGCAGGTACTTACAACACCATTCTTGCTGACCAGTTCACCCAGGCATTTCGCGCACTGGCAAACGAGGTTGACGCTGATCTCGGCGCACTTTACTACGGCACTTCTCGCGCTGTAGGTACCGCTGGAACTACTCCGTTTGGTATCAAAGAGGATCTTTCTGACGCAGCAAATGCCCGAAAAGTTCTGGAACAAAATGGCTCTCCGACGACTAACCTGCAAATGGTTCTTGATTCTGACGCCATTGCCAACATGCGCGGTAAGCAATCGGTTCTGTTCAAAGTTAATGAGGCCGGGACTGAACAATTGCTGCGCGAGGGTGTTCTGGGTCGCCTGCAGGGTTTCAATATCCACAGTTCTGCTGGCGTTAAGCGCGCTGCTGCCGCTACAGCTGCTGGTTATCTGGTGAATGGTGCCAAGTCAGAAGGCGATATCCTTATTGCCATTGATACCGGCACGGGGGCTATTGCTGCGGGCCAGGTTGTGACTTTCGCTGGTGATGATAACCAGTATGTCGTTGCTGCTGCGACCGCTACCACTATCACACTGGCGGCACCGGGTCTGCGTCAGGACCTGGCTGACGGCGTTGCTATCACTGTAGTCGGTGGTTTCACTGCAAATATGGCGTTTGACCGTAACGCATTTCTGCTGGCTTCTCGTACCCCGGCGATGCCGGAAGGTGGTGACACCGCTGATGACGTGATGAATGTCACCGACCCAGTTTCCGGTATCACCTTCCAGATCGCGCTGTATCGTCAGTACCGTCAGGTGCGTTATGAAGTTGGCCTGGCGTGGGGCGTGGCTTCCATCAAACCAGCCCACGCAGTAATGCTTCTGGGCTAACACCATCACACACAAGGGGCTTCGGCCCCTTTTCCTTTGGAGGGATTATGGCTGGATTGACGAAAGAACAGCGCGCTCAGCGAGCAGCGGAAAAACTTGCTGCTGAGTTGGCGGCGAAAAAAAATTCTGAGCAGCAGGAGCAGCAGGAGCAGCAGGAGCAGCAGGAGCAGCAGGAGCAGCAGGAGCAGGGTGCTCAGTTGGTTGCTATGTTCACTGACTTCCCGGCATTCCCGGGTGCGCCCACCACCGCAGACGTGCATCCTGACGAAGTGGAAAACTGGAAGGCGGCAGGCTGGCGCATAGAGGAGTGATTCATGATCACCTACATCACGGTAGCGGACGTTGATCAAATCCTCGGTGCCGATTGGACCGATGCCAGTAAAAAAGAGAAGTCTGTGAAAATGGCGAATGCCTGGCTGAACGGATTGAATCTTCGAGTTTGCCCGGATGACATTCCCGATGATGTCAAAGAGGCTGGCGCGTATGTTTCGTCGGTTGCGGCAGCCGGAAAACTTTACCAGCAAAAAACTGATTCAGGCGTAGTGACCAGCAAATCGGTTGAGGCTAAAGGCGTCAGTGTGTCGAAATCATTCGCAGAATTATCCACCAACAGCACTGCATTGCTCGATCCTGATTTGCAGTTCGCTCTGGCGTTGCTAAAGCCATATGGCGTCAATCAGTCACAAATCAGGCTGGTGAGGGGGTGATGTGGGACTTCGTGACGAACTTCAGGCAGAAATCGCCGCTGCGTTCGACGATGACCTTGCCGACGCTGTTAATGTGTTCACCGGTTCCTATGTGATTCAAACAGGATGGGATCCCGTTACGGAAACCGGAGGGAAAACCACTGTTACATATACCGGGCGTGGCGTGCTGGCTGATTACAGCGTTGAGCGCATCGATGGCTTGAACATCCTCAAAGGTGATATTGAGCTGGTGGCGCTTGTGAACGAAGTGACCGACAAGCCGAAAGTTGACCATATCATCGAAGCGCCTGACCTGGTTACTGGTGAGCAACAGCGATACAAGGCGATTTCTGTGGAAACAGATCCAGCGGGAGCCGCTTATTCCATTCAGTTGCGGAGGGTGTGATATGGCTAAGGCCTGGAGTCTTGACCCTGCATTGTTCGCTGACAAAGTGGAAGAGGATGTTGGAAAACTGCAACGCGTTATAGCCATTCAGTTGCTTAATGAGATCGTTATTCGGTCGCCGGTTGGTAACCCTGAAATTTGGGCTATCAATAGCATGCAGGTTCAGCAGCGTGATCGGGTTAATGATATCAATGAAGCCTTTCGTAATAGTGACCGGTTCGGGACTACTGACAAAAACGGTAACCGTCGGATTAAACGAGGCAATAAAGTCAGTCTCGCCGGTGCTGAGTACAGCAGTAATGCTGGTAAATTCGGCCCCCAGCGCGTACGCAAGCAAAGGCGCGGACAGGGGGAGATTTATCGACCACCAGGCTATCGCGCAGGGACTTTCCGGGCATCTCACTTCGTGAGTGTTGGTTCGCCAAGTGATTACGTTCCACGTGAGCCAGATCCGAATGGCGCAAACACTATCAATAACGGGACGTCGACAATTCTTGCGGCGCCAAGTTATTCGGTCATCTACATCCAGTCAAACCTTCCTTATTCCGTACCGCTTGAAAACGGGCACTCAAAGCAGGCACCGGCAGGCGTTTACGCGGTTTCATTTAATGGTGTAACACAGGCCTACAAATGACACTCACAGAAATTCGTAACGCTGTCATCGCTCGTATGACGGCACAGACGGCTATTGCCTCTGATGCTGTGGATTATCCCAACGGACCCGTATTTGACCCAAGCGGTCGTGATATCTGGGCTCGCTTTACAAACATTCCCGGACTGGCCGGCGCGAATGAAATTGGTGCTGGACCCGTAGTTCAACGCACCGGGGTGCTGATTATTCAGATCTTCGTCCCTGTTGGTTCTGGATCTCTGCTTATCACTCAAACAGCAGACAAACTCCGTGAGCTTTTTGAATTTCAGGATGATGGAAAACTCAGTTATTTCGCCGTATCCGCTGTTCCCGCTGGCGAAACGGATGGCTGGTCTCAGTTCAATCTACAAATCCCTTACCGCGCTCTGTAGCGCTTAACTTCGATGGAGGTGACCGCATGTCGAGCGGCGCTAAGGTACTCTCGGCCTTTATCCGGGAGACGACTCCAGGAATTACGCCTGCTGGCGTCTGGAATCTTTTCAAACGTACGAGCTGGGGCGTTGGTCCTTCCCAGAATACCAACGACAACGATGAGATCGGCGGCACCCGAATGGCGCAGGGCGCTACGCTGGGAACGGTCGATGTTGGCGGCGATGTCGGGGCAAAATTCCGCTATGGCCAGCATGATGACTTCCTGGCTTCGTGTTTTGGCGCGGAGTGGGCGGGTAATGTGCTGACGATGGGGAATGACCGTATCTCTTTCTCACTCGCTACATACGCGTCGGACGTTGGTATTGCCTCCATTGTTCGCGGCGCCCAGGTAAGCGTGTTCCAGTTGGAAGTTCCTAACGATGGTGATGTTACCGCGACAGTCACATTCGCCGGGCTGGGGTGGGACTCAAAAGCAGATGACACGAGTTACATCACCGGCACTCCTGCCGATAATGCTGGCGAACTGCGTTACTCGTTCAAAGAGGTCACTGCGATAAACCTGAACGGCGTCGATGGCGGTGATGGTTTCTGTATCGATACCTTCAACATCCAGTTCGACAATAACGTCCAGACGCAGCGTTGTATTGGCACCGGTTCACCGTTTGCCGGGGCGAACATCCCTACCACCTTTACGCCGTCAGGTTCGATCACTTTGTCGTGGTCAAAAGCCGCGTGGGAGGTCTGGAGCAAAACGCTTACCGGTGCAACCGTGCCATTCAGTTTCACGCTGGCGAACGACGAAGGGCAGTACACATTTAACTTTCCGAAAGTGCAGGTCGCTGGTGACTGGCCGGATGGCGGCAATACCGACATTATCCAGGTTCAACTAGATATCACTGCGGCCGACGAGTCGCCGACGATTACCCGCGCTGTTACCGTCCCAGCCACAGCAATCAGCGTAACGCCAGCAACTTCATCAGGTGATGTCGGTACTTCCGTTACGCTGACAGCGAGCCTTACCCCGGCTGGTGCGACTGATGCTGTGCAGTGGGAGTCATCAGATCCGACTGTCGCAACGGTGGTATCGACAGGCCAAAAAACCTGCCAGGTAGACAGAGTTGGCGACGGCACCGCAACGATAACCGGTAAAGTGCGAGGCTTCACCTCCACCGCCGAGATTACCGTAACTGAACAATAAGTTTTCCCTTGCCCGTTCCGCTCTGCATGGCGGCGCGGGCTTTTTTCATGCAGGAGTTATTAATGATCATCTTAAACCCACGAATTGATATTGGTGGCGAACGCTGGTTTACACCGCTGAAAGACCTGAAACCCATTGAAGGGCTGAAACTACTCGTCAGCAGCATTGATAACGACCAGTACCGCTCACGTAATGCCCTTATCCGCCGCCATATTGAAAAGATGGATGCCAGTTACCAGGTTGGAACCAGCGAATTTAGCCTGTCAGCGGTTGGGGAAATTGACTCTGCTGATGACCTGCTGATCGACAACTGCGCACGTTACCTGCTGAAAGACTGGAAGGGTGTCGGTGAGCTTGTTGATGGCGAAGAAGTTACGATTGAATACACGCCAGAACGCGGCATTGCACTTCTGAAACAGGAGCCAGCGATTTACTGGCAAATTCTGGCTGAAGCCGCCAGCATCGCCCAAGGGAAAGAGCAGCAAAAGCAGGAAACCGTAAAAAAGCCATCGAAGCGCAAAAGTGGCTGAGTGAATTCGGTGGGGAGCAGGGTGAAAAGGCAAAGTGGCGAAGGGAGAAATTAAAACTCCCGCCGATTCCAGAACCTGAAATTGACGGTGTAATAGGGGAAATCCTCAACGCTTACTCCGTTATTTCCCGCTCCCGGCTGTATGCCGGGATGGCGGGCGCGCCGCTGCCGATCTCACTTCATGATATTGAGCGCTTTCTTTCTGCGCGTCCCGTCCTCATTGATCGCGACGAATTTGACGCGGCGATATTTGCCCTCGATGACGCATGGCGTGAACAGTGGGCATCAGAGCAAAAGAAAACGAATAAACCGCGAAAGTAAAGTGTACCGCTCAGAACGACATTTCTCTTATTGCCGCATAGTTGATAGGGTTTCCTTTTATTCACAAACGAAAGGAAATTGCTTATGAAAGCTGAGATTAGAGAAGTTATCGGGTGCGGAATTTTGGATGACGAATGCGTGGTAATTGATGTTACCAACGATTTTATAGGCTATGGGACGGTCATTGGTGACGCCGATTATAGCCGTGGAGATCACGACCTGGCTATTGTTGTGATTACCTATCCATTACCGCCAGTGAAGTTTGAAGTGGGAGATGTGATCTCTCTTCACTCAAAGCACGGAAAAAACTATCGGCAAGAGATGAAGAATGGAAACGCTATTTACCATTACTTCTGGGGATGTGATTCAGCTCGCTGGTCAGAATGTTACCACGTACCAAAAATTCTTTATGACCCACGAAGTAAAATGATAAATCGTTAAATTCAAACCAGCTTCGGCGGGTTTTTTCTTGCCCGGAGATAACAATGGCTGAACAGACATCAAGGCTTGCCGTCATTATTGACAGTACGGGCGCAGAAAAGAACGCAGAAAGTCTTTCAAGTGCCCTTCACGGGCTTACCGAGTGGGGGCAGAAAGCAGCGGCCAGTGCTGGGAAGGTGACTAAAGCCACTGAGGAAGAATCGGCAGCATTGTCGGAACTACTGGACCGCATTGACCCGGTAAACTCAGCACTAAATAAGCTGGATAAGCAACAGCAGCAACTCGCGAAATTCAAGTCGAAAGGCATGCTGGACGATGAAACCTTTGATGTCTATTCGAAAAAAATCGAAGAGGCCCGCAATCGTCTCACCGGGTTTTCAGAGCAACTGAAAAATACTGGCATGTCGGCAAAGCAAACCGCTTTTGCTATGCGAATGATCCCTGCTCAGATGACCGATATCGTCGTGGGTCTGTCTACCGGGCAAAGTCCGTTCATGGTGCTGATGCAGCAGGGCGGGCAGTTAAAAGATATGTTCGGCGGCATCGGTCCGGCGATTAAAGGCGTTGGCTCTTATGTGATGGGCCTGATCAATCCTTTTACGCTGGCTGCTGCCGCGGTCGGCGTGCTGGGCGTGGCGTACTACAAAGGCACGCAGGAACAGGACGCTTTTAATAAATCACTTATCCTGACGGGTAACCTGGTAGGGAAAACATCGGGTCAACTGGCGGACATTGCCGCGCGCGCTGGCGTGGCGGCAAATTCAACCACGGGTGCCGCAGCGTCGGTACTGAATCAACTAGTAGAGTCAGGAAAGGTTGCAGGTGATTCGCTTGAACGTGTGACTACAGCTGTTGTTAAAACGAGCGAAGCCACTGGTATTGCGACCGATAAGCTGGTGAATGATTTCAACAGCATTGCCGCTGACCCTGTGGCAGCAATCACCAAACTGAACGACCAGTACCATTTCCTGACGCTGGCGACTTACAACCAGATCAAAGCCCTTCAGGATGAAGGTAACCAGCAGGAAGCTGCGCGTGTCGCTACAGACGCATATGCAAACACCATGCAGCAGCGTGCTACTGACATCCAACAGAATCTTGGTCTGCTGGAAAAAGCATGGAATGGTTTGGCTGGAGCTGCAAAAAGTGCCTGGGATGCCATGCTTGATGTTGGGCGAGAGTCTGGCGGTAATGAACGCGTTGCACAAATTCGGAAGGAACTGGACTGGATCGATAATGCCGTTGGTGGGAAAGCTGTTTTTGGTGCGCGACGTAAGGAGCTTGAGCAGGAGTTAAACATCCTGCAACTCACGATGACAGCGCAAGCTGATGTCAATGGTGCTGTGTCGGAAGCAAATAAGGCAGAGCAGCAACGCATTAAAACCCAGCAGGATGCGGATCGCGTCAACCAGCAGTTCCTGTCGAATGCAGATAAACGCAATAAGGCTATTGAGCAGCAGAAAAAGTTCCTGGACGCCGGGGCTATCAGCGCGGATCAGTACGCGAAAAATATCTCGCGCATCAACGAAATGTATAAAGACCCTAAATCGCCCACAGCGCCGAAGGGGAAGGCATACAGTGAAGACGCAGCGACACGGTTGCTTGATCAGATTAACCAGCAGACCGCCGCTATGCAGTCCCAGCTTGACGCCAGCGACAAACTCAACAGCGCAACTCAGGCGCGGGTTAAGTTTGAGCAGCAGATCGCTGACCTCAAATCGAAAACGCAACTTACTGCCGATCAAAAATCGATTTTGTCCCGATCTGAGGAAATTTTACAGGCGTATAAACAGCAGGAGGCTTTGCAGAATCAGGTCAAAACGCTCGACGATTACCAGAAAATGCAGGAGCAGGTTAAAGCGAAGGATGAACAGCAGAATGATTTGCTTCGCGAACGGCTTGCGCTGCTGGAAAAAGCAAAGGCCACAGGTAAGCTGGCTCCGGGGGAATACGAGCAAACCCGCGCCAATATCTACAAAAATACACCTGCAGAATTACCTTCCTCAGTAAAAAGCGTAGTTGGTAACCTGTCACCTACTGGCGGCCAGTTATCCGGCACGTTCGGCGGAATGCAACAGCAGTACATGCAGCTCGATCAGGCGCAACAGCAACTACAGACGTGGTTGCAGGCGCAGGAAGCTGCATATGCCCAGGCTTCGCAAATCACCTCGGAAGGCGAAGCGCGCATGACGGCAATTCGCCAGCAGGCTGCACAGGCCAACCAGGTTATTGAATCCCAGAAAAACGAAATCATCACCAGTGCGACGCAGACCATGATCGACAGCGGTTTGCAGATACTGGCGACTGGTTTCGGGGAACAATCCGGGATTTATAAAGCAGCGTTCGCCGCCAGTAAGGCGTTCGCTATTGCGCAGTCTCTGGTTTCGATCCAGCAGGGGATTGCGATGGCGGCTGCCAACCCGTTTCCGTACAACATCGCTGCGATGGCGTCCGTTGCAGCGGCAACGGCGAGCATCGTTTCTAATATCGCAGCTGTTGCGGATGTCGGTTTTGCTGCCGGTGGTTTTACGGGCCCGGGCGGAAAATACCAGCCCGCCGGGGTGGTGCATAAAGGCGAGTATGTTTTTGACCAGGCAGCAACCAACCGTATCGGCGTCTCGAACCTTGAGGCACTGCGCAATGGTGGTTCTCTGGATGCAACGCTTAGCAAGCCCGGTTTCGGTACGGGGGCGCAGAATGTCAATAACAACAGCAATGCTATGACTCTGAATGCACCTATCAACCAGAACTTCAATATTCAGCAGGGAGTAAGCCCTGACCAGATGAATCTGTCGCTGGCGCAGACTCAGAAACAGGCTACCAGCGATGCATTGGATCAGGTTGCCAATCAGATCGTGAAAGGCAACGGGAAGGTGGGCAACGCGATGCGAGGAATGTACACCGGAAGGAGAACCACCTGATGGCTGAAAAATACTACCCACACGATTATCTCCCTATGCCGCTTCAGGATGGCTATGCATTTCAGCCAGTCAGCCCGTTAAAGCGTACCGAAATGACAACTGGCCGCGCCCGACAGCGACGTGCATTCATTTCCACGCCGACACAGGCAAATGTGCAGTGGTTTTTCGAAACGGATGTTCAGGCCCAGCTCTTTGAGGCCTGGTACCGCGAAACCATCACTGACGGCGCTGACTGGTTTTTTATGCGGCTACAGACCCCGCTTGGCGTTGAGTTCTATAAATGCCGGTTCACCGATATCTATCAGGGGCCGATGCTGGTCGCCCCGATTTACTGGCAGTTCTCCGCGACGCTGGAGTTATGGACTCGTCCGGTTCTTGGAGATGGTTGGGCGGAGTTCCCGGACTACATCATCAACAGCAGCATCATTGATATTGCACTTAACAGAGAGTGGCCTGAGGCATGACCATACTGAATCGACTCTATGCTTCTTCCGGAGAAGAGGTAATTATTGAAACTCTGCAGATCATTATCGGCGATGACGTTCTTTATCTTTGTGATGGTTACGACGATGTAACGGCGGTGACGGAGTCTGGTGAGGAAGTGACATTTATTGCCAGTGCCATCGCCGTTGCGCTTCCAGCTCGTAACAGTGACGGAACTCAGGATCTGCAGTTTGCAGTAAGTAATATCGATGGAGAGGCATCAACAGCAATTCGTAATGCGCTGGATAATCTTCGTGGTGCAACGATGACTTACCGCAAATACACTTCGAACGATTTATCAGCACCAGCTGAACGCCCGTTCACTCTTAAGGTGAAAAGTGGGTACTGGACTGCGACACAGGCGCAGATTATCGCTGGTTACATGAATGTTCTGGATACCGCCTGGCCCCGCTATCGCTACACACTCCCGTTCTATCCAGGTCTACGTTATATGAGCTAATACTTGAGCGATTTTGACGAAATCGACCGTTATGTTAAAATAATGGCGCTTTAGGTTAGCGGTGGTGGGTGCTGGTTCGACTCCAGCGATGTTGTGGGCCCCATTCCTTTATTGTTTAGCGGTTCTATTCGGGTTTATTGCAAATAGTTTACCAGTGGTACTAAAAAATGAAGGGGGAAGTATGGGGAAATTGCATTTTATGGTAGTTACATTTTTTCAAATAGCATCTGGTTGGTTCATGGGAATGGGCATTAATGCAACAGGTACGGTTACCTCGCTAACCTAAAGCAAAAAAATCATTATCAAACCTCGCTCCGGCGGGGTTTTTTATTGCCTGAAATTCGGAGGCTTAATGTTCAATCAAGATAAATACCTTTCAGTCAGATGGCTGAAGGGCGGACGCGCTTACCCTGAACTTGACTGTTTCGGTATCGTGAATGAGGTGCGTCGCGACCTGGGATTACCAGAATGGCCCGATTTTGCCGGAGTGACGAAAGATGATGGCGGGCTTAATCGCGAAGCGCGAAAACTGATGCTCACCTTGCAACGCTGCGAACCATGTAAAGGCGCTGGCGTGGCGTGCTATTCAGGCTCAACTGTTACGCATGTCGGCGTTGTCGTGGTGCTTAATGGCCGTTTGCATGTGGCAGAATGCAACCCTAAATCCAACGTTTCTTTTACGCCGGTGGCGCAGTTTGTTCGCCGCTTCGTTAAAGTGGAGTTCTGGAAGTGACCATCAGAATTTATCCATCCCGGTTGCCCGGCGAGCCGCTGGAAACTCATGAACATGGCGCGGTGACTATTCATCAGTGGATGACACGGAACGTTGATAATTACCGCGCTGACATGAAGCATCCTATTGCTATTGAAGTGGACGGCGTGAATATCCCGGCTGCGGCATGGTTCGATTATGCGATCAGCCCGAAAAGTGATGTGCGAATTTATCCGGTCCCTCATGGAGCTGTCGCGCTGGCGTGGATTGCTGTTGCAGTTTCGGTCGCATCTGTTGCTTATGCGCTGTTCTTTGCGCCTGGTGCATCAGATCCAGGTGGTTTTTCGTCCTCAACAGGCGATTCACTGGATGTTAACCCAGCGAAAGCGAACCGGGCAAAACTAGGCGATCCAATTCGCGAGCTATTCGGACGCCGTAGAATTTACCCCGATTACGTGGTGCAGCCGGTAACCAGGTTCAGCCCGGACGACCCGACAGTAATGACTGTCGAAATGTTTGTCGCGTTAGGGTTTGGGTTATTCTCATTTGGTAATGGAGATATACGTGTTGGTGCCACACCTGTTTCATCGTTAGGGGATGGATTTGCTCATACTTTGTATTTACCCGGACAGAATGTCGCAGGTGATCGCCGTAGTGAGAACTGGTTCAACTCTACAGAAGTGGGTGGAACATCTTCCGGGGCCGGTCTGGATATGGCCCAGACCGCGCCGGATACGGAAGACGTTGTTGCGCAGTCTTTGACAGTATCAGGGAGTACGATCACATATAACGGATTAAGTACCGATGATGACGATCCGGCGACCAATGAGTTACCGGACTCGTGGGTTGCAGGTGCAGTGGTTGAACTCATCGTTCCTGATTCATTTGTTGTCACCAATGATGGCGCATACAGCCGAATCACCAGTGATAATCTGGCTGAAATAGCCCCATATGTCGGAATGCCAGTCACGCTCTGGTACAACAGTGTCGACTATAACCTATTCATTGCATCTTACACTCCACACTCAGCACCGCCAGGCGGTGACGTAGTGACCGCATCAGTAACTCTTGCGTATGAGAGTTCGGTAGGAGCACCGTTTACGGGCATTCCGGAAGGTTATATTCGTTTATCCCTGTCTCATGCCGGCAATCAATACAAAATTCTCAATGTTGATGGCAGCAGCGTAACCCTCCAGCGTCTGATTAACGGTGTCGTCGATAACACTTGGCCTGGGTTTGTTGCCAGAACAGTTCTTGATTTCGATGCTTCTGGAGTGAACCAGAATGATACATGGATGGGGCCATTCATGGCGTGCCCGGAAAATGAAACAATCGACATGTTCGAAGTTAATTTCTTTTTCCCGAATGGAATTTGCGGTTTCAACAAAAAGGGTAAAAAACAGAACAGAGAGGTTCGATGGGAGATCCAGTATCGGGTATATGGTTCAGGATCAGGATGGAGCAGCAAAACGGGATCGTACAATACACAGAACATCAATGGTCTCGGGTACACTGAACGCGTCACTTTAAGCTCTCCGGGCCTCGTTGAAGTTCGCTGCCGGCGCACTAACGAGCAGGGGCAGGACAACAGTCGCGATAACATGTACTGGCAATCGTTGCGCGGTCGTTTGCTCACGCGACCTTCATCCTATGCAGGCGTCACGACGATGGGTGTCACTGTGGAGACCGGCGGTAAACTGGCAGCGCAGTCAGATCGTCGTGTCAATGTGGTAGCCACCAGAATTTACGATACAGGTACACCACGCAGCATTTCCGGCGCGCTGTACCACGTTGGTAACTCTCTGGGGCTGGATATGGACACCGACGCCATTAATGCTCTGGAAAGCATGTACTGGACGCCTGACAATGAGTTCTTTGACTTCGAGACCACAGACAGCACATCGGCACTGGAGGTTTTGCAGAAGATTGCCAACGCAGGGAAAAGTTATTTTCTGCTGACTGACGGGCTGGCATCAGTCGCGCGTGAAGGTGTTAAGCCCTGGTCTGGTGTTATCAGTCCACATGAGATGACAGAAGACCTGCAAACCGCGTTTGTAGCTCCCTCTGACGACGACTATGACGGCGTGGATGTTACATATATCAATGGGACGACATGGGCGGAGGAGACGGTACAGTGCCGGACTCCGGGTAATCCAACACCCGTTAAAATAGAAGACTACACGCTTGATGGCGTGCTTGACAGGGACCGCGGATATCAGATCGGCATGCGTCGCCTGATGAAGTATCTCAGGCAGCGTTTGACGTTCACGACCACCACAGAACTGGATGCGCTCTGTTATAACGTTGGTGATCGGGTTGTGCTGACCGACGATATACCGGGAAGCAAGACAGTTAGTGCGCTGATTGAAAGTATGTCCACGGTTGACGGTCTGACGACATTTACTGTTACGGAGCCGCCAGACTGGAGCTTTGATAATCCGCGTACACTCATCCGTTATCAGGATGGGACAGCCTCCGGGTTGCTGGTGGCCACCAGGGCAGGGGATTATCAGATCTCTGTACCTGAACAGACAGAATTCGGGAATATCATCCTGAACGATCCAGCCATTGAACCACCGCGCCTAATTTTCTGCGATTCTTCACGTGTTGGCTATAACGCCATAATTTCTGAAATTGCCCCACAATCTGACGGAACATGCAAGGTAACAGCTAAAGAATATCGCGACTCATTCTATCAATACGACAATGCTATTTACCCGGGCAATGTAGCCTGATTACCACCAATTACTAATGGCCCGTTTCGGCGGGTTTTTCGTTTATGAGGCCCATATGACGACTTATAACACCGGCAATCCGCTGGGGTCCGCTACTGCAAAAGATATATATGACAACGCTGAGAACTTTGATCACCTGTCAAACGATCAAGTTAATGAAGCATGGCCGGATCGCTTTGGGAAGGAAAGGCTGACATGGTATGGTATAGAAAAGAAAACCATGCAAGCATTGATGAATTATGGCTACATCACGAAGAAATCTTTTGAAATTGGCGCTACCCTCGACACTCCTAACACTGTTCTGCAGTGGGAAAGCAATGGCGAGTTCTATCGCTGGGATGGGGACTGGTCGCAACCCAAAGTAGTTCCCGCTGGTTCTACTCCTGATAGTACTGGCGGCATAGGTGAAGGAAAGTGGGTCGGTGTCGGAGATGCTTCTTTGCGGACTGATTTATCTGCAAATGGAGGCGCAAGCCTTGTAGTGTCCGAGTCTGGCGAAACTGTACAAGAAGTGTTGGATAGCCACACCCAGAGCTTGTCTGATCAACAAATTGAAATTAACAGTTTGTCGAATGGTGTCGAAACACTGAATAATTTTAATTTTAGCCAAAACAGAGTGTCCAAGTTTAAGCAGTCAGCAGCAGCTTTTGTTAATGGCACCAGATCTACAGTTATACTTGGAGATTCGATAAGTCACGGTGCCTTTGCAGGAAACCTGTATACAAACGGGTGGACAAGACTATTAGCCAGGGCGTTGAACAATGAATACGGCACTCAATCTTATGGCTTCATTCCGACTGGTACTCTGGGAAGCGGGTCGACAGTAAGCAGAGATCTACATAGCGTCGCGTTCGTAGGAACCTGGAATGGTGTTTCTGATGCTGATGCAGCAAACTATCCTAACGGATTTGCGTTCAGGGGTAATACCACATCTCACAGGGTTAGCGTTACCATCCCGTCATTTATGAGCCGGGCGGTGATACATTATGCTACGCAACCAGGAGGCGCTTCTGCATCAGTTTCTGTTAATGGGACTGTGGTAACAACTATTAACTCTGCTGGCACCGTGAATGGCTTTTCATCAGTAGAGGTACCGCTGACAGATAATGGAAGTGGTGAATCATTAGTATCAATTCAATTAACAACATCAGGAAACTTCGATTGGTTGGGTAATAGTTATTTTGCAGGCGTAGTCGAAGCAGTGACGCAGAATTTTAGCCAATCAGGTAGGCGGTTGTATTATGTTTCTCAATCAACAATTAACACCTTATGCCAGAATGCTAATACATTAATAATGGCTCTTGGTGTAAATGATTCTGGTGAAACATTACAATCATATCAGGACGGTTTTAAGCAGCGTATTGACTGGATCATCTCTGCTGCTAATGCTAATGGTGTCAGAGTAATTGTCCCTGATTTTTGCTGTACTCAACCGGATACCAACTATGTAAGGCAGGAATTGAGAAGGCTTGCATCCAGCACTAATGGTGTTTATGTAGACATCCCATCTTTACTTAAAAAAGATGATGGAACTCTGGCTGATTCAGACTATCTCAATAACGTAGTCAAACTGTTTGTTGACGGGACACACCCCAATATCGATGGAAATGCATTTATTTTCGAAGTTATTGCACGGAGTATGGGGCTTTCTGTAAAAAACAAAAACGCCTCTCTGTCACTATGCGATTTCAACCTGCCTGTAAAAATTAGCAATTCATTAATTGCAAACGTCAGCACACTTGGTGCTTCTATCTCATCAGTAAGAAGAGTTCCAGGTGGGGTGTTGTTAAAATGCTTAATGACTATGCCTGGTGGTGCTGCAAGTCTACCTACAGGAACAGTAACTATATGTGACTCATTTCCTTCCAGTTTCGGTGACAGTAAAATTCTTCAGTCCACACAAACGATGTTAATTACTGATTTTGCAGCGGATACCTTTGTAGGAACGGTAACACTTTCGGCATCTGGGCAATTAGTTGCAACAATCAGAACTAAACCAACAAAGAACCAGTTAAACTTTGTGATATTTGCACCAGCTTCTGCTGGCGCATAAAAAAACAACCCTCAACCTTGTTTGGTATATCTTAGGTTGAGGGTTATTTATCATGCTTATGCCTCACGTTTTTTTGTTAATTTTCTAGATAGATCTATCCCTTTAGCTTCAACATATTTTGATATTAAGTGTGCAGAATAAATTGAAAGTGGAATTGTCAAAGTAGCAACGAATGGCAGTAGTTCTATTTTTAAGTTTAATCTATTTATAACTGCTGAGTATGCATATCCAGAAATTGCTATAAATATGCTGTGGACAAGATATAAAGGATATGAGATTTTTGCAAAAAAATGTATTATTTTTCTGTCAAAAAATGAATCAATCATTTTCAACATCATCATTGATATAACAACAATTGCCAGATAAATTGATGAATTGTTAGTTAAATACGTTTTTGATTGAATCCAGTATTGTGCTGTGATAATGGCGAATGCTACCAGTAAAGTTATTGCCTTTTTCAATCCGCAACTTCTTATCGCTTCAAATGTAATGGCTCCAAGCATGAATAAATGAATTTTGAATATAATAAGGCTTGGCTCTCTGAATGCCAGGATGGACGAATACTCTTTGGAGAAGATAGCTATAGCAATTGATACGATACATATTGCTACGGCATATGGTATCTTATTGAAGAAAAGAAATAATAGTGGGGCTAACAAATAAAATTGCATCTCAAGGCTAAGACTCCAATCTCCTACGTATGAGGACTGAGAAAGGTCTGGATATAGCCCGAACAAAAAGCTAATGTGCATCAAAACGTTGTAAGGATCATATTTTACATTATTTGCATCATATATTCCATTAATCGGCCATTGTGTTCTATCTAGCGACTGAATATAAACAAGTCCTTCATTGATAAATGGATACAAAACTACTATCACAAGTAATATGAAGTAGTATGTCGGAGCAATTCTGAAAAAACGTTTTATATAAAATCCTGAAACCGAATATCTTCCAGAAGTTATCCCGGAAACAATCAAAAAACCCGAGATAAAAATAAATACATCCACTGCCACTTTTGGGTTTGGGAAGTATCCTTTATAACCGCCCCATATCATAACATGGGCAATCATTACATATAGAGCTGCTATTCCCCTAAAGAAAGAAAGCGTATTGATCTCTCTGTTGTTTACTCTTCTTTCCATTAACTTAACAGTATTCATAATTTATTTAAGCATGTGGTTAATAATTTGTAATTTCTATAGCTCAAGGCGATTTTTTCGCCTTGAGCTATATCATTTTATTAATTGGATAACTTTATCGAAGACGATTTTTGAACCGTATATAGATAGATGTGAGTGATCGCTGTAAACTGGCTCAGAATTGCTTATTATAGCGCACTTATTGTCAGAGCACAGATAATCATTAGGGTCTATAAAATGTACATTTTTATGATTGGACGCAACTTTGCTTATAATCTGGTTGATCTGTGGTCTTACTTCTTTTTGAGATTCAGCACAAATAGATAGCAATTTATAACCTGGAAGAGAATTGCTGGATAAACAAGCGAACCCATCAATACTTGCTGGCATAGCTCTACCTATGAAAAAGTATTCTCTTTCGTTTCCACCGATCTTGATAACTCTCTCAATTTGCTCCTCTAACATAGACTCGTATTCGTGAGATGTAAATTTAGACCGTACGCTTGTGCCTTTCTTGGTGGACACTTCTGCATATGTATCCCATGACAAGGTATACACAAGTGTTGCAGTTTTATTTTTATTTAGCAAATCTCTCAATATTTCAAATGATTGTGAGCATTCAGTGAATTCCTTGTTATTGAGATATCGGCTATAGTCAGGAAGCATTAAACAACCGTGGCTATAAATTTCAGCCGAAGGAAGTTTGCTGGCTTTTATGTCAGAAGCATATTGTAGAGCAAAGGAATCACCAGCAAAAATATACTTATATGTGTCTTTGGTTGCATTTTCGAAAAATGCTATGTTAGCAGGAAAATTAGAGCCACCATAATATTTTTGGTGAAATTGCTTTTTTGATAAACGAAACTGCTCTGGTACTCTCTGTGCAAATCCAGAATTGTAGATTACTATAAATGACAAACTTACTGAAATGAAAAACAACAGTGTATTGGTTTTATTTGCTTGCTTAGTTTTGTTGCATACATAATGTAATAAGGCAGATAGAATAAAAATAACTGTTAATAACATTAAGTTGCTTGCATTCAGATTTAATTTTTTTGCAAAGATGAAAACTGACCAATGAACAAGATAAAGCTCATAAGAAATAGTACCAATGTATTGGCATAATTTATTATCTAAAAAAAAGTTATTTTTGTTTGAGTAAATAATTATTGCAGCCCCAATCACTGGCAATAAAGACATCTCACCAGGCCATGGTGTGTTTTTATCGATTATAAAAAAAGAACAAATAACCAAGATAAAACCTAATAGCGCGATGTATTTATTTTTTCGATCATTGTTGTTGAAAAAGTATGCGCAACCGCCAGCCAGCATTGCCCATGCTCTTGTGGGAAACATGAAGTACGTCATCTCTGCGTAATTATATGTTCCATAAACACATGCTGCAAATGATGCTATGGTAAATAAAATAACAAATGTCTTTAAGTGTCTTGAGCCAAATATGCTGATGAATAATAGAATAATCAAAGGATATATAATATAAAATTGCCATTCAACAGATAATGACCAGGTATGTAGCAGCAAGTTGTTTAATGATGAATCATCAAAATAACCAGCTCTTGAAAAATAAAGGACGTTAGAAAGGAATAAAAGACTAGATAAGGAATCTTCGCCAAGTTGTGCATAGTCTGATGGGTATAAAAATAGATACCCTAATATAACAAGAGATAAACAAACTAATGTGAGTGCTGGTACGATTCTTTTTGCTCTTGCTGCATAGAACCCTAAAAGTGAAAATGTTTTTTTGTTATACCGATCAACTATTATTTTAGTCATTAGGAAGCCGGAAATAACGAAAAATACATCAACGCCCGCAAAACCACCTGGAAGTGCATTGTTATTCAAATGGAATAATATTACGGCAATAACTGCGTAAGCTCTTAGGCCGTTTATATCTTTACGGAAATCCAACGTAAGACCCTCAATGAAAAAATAATCTTCTAAATTATAAGGAGATAGAGTCTATCATCATCATATGACTTGATCGATAGAGAACTCATTGATACTGTATAAATACACAGTATTTATAGAGTGGTGTGCCATGTACTTTCCATCTCCCGCAGCAGACTACACAGTAGAGCGTATCTCTCTGGACAGCAGGTTAATCACAAGGCCATCGTCGACATATTTGATGCTGGCAGCCGAGACTATCTGGCGTGCAGGCATCATGAAGGATGCGATACTGGTGGTGGACAGTGCGGCCTTCCCTGTGGATGGTTCCATTGTCGTATGTCAGTTAAACGATGAGCTTAGACTTAAGCGTCTACGGTTCTCTCCCTCTCCGGCGCGATGCCTTGAAGACCTCAACTATCCAGATCGTCATCAGACGCTGACGTCAGAAACTCTCATTGTGGGAGTGGTGACCTATATCATCAACGACGCCCGTAGCGCCGAACTTGACGACTGCCCGGTGATCTGA